TGGGTGATAAGCTCCCGGAGCATTCCGGGTAAGGCGTCGCCTACGGAGTTGATGTCCCGGAAGATCGCGAGGTTGTCCTCGAGTCGGACTTTCTCGTCCGGCCAGAGCTGTGCGCCAGCTACGACATCTTGGTAGGCCTCCGCAACGTCTCCGAAATCATTCTCGGCTTGGACCACGACGACGCGCAAAGGTCGCTTGGCCTTGATCCCGAAGAAGTCCTTACGGCCTCCGACTGACCAGTGGACTGCCGCCTGCATCATAAGCGAGGACTTGCCCACCCCGGCTTGGGAGACGATCAGGGCGGACCCACCCTTACAGAGCCAACGGTTCCCAAGGACGGTGTTGGGATCGTTAGAGCGGTCGAAGGCAAGTAGGTCATCGGAGGCCATCTTGGTCGGCGCGCCGGACTTCTGTCCCCGGCCTTGGACTGCCTTGAGAGATCCTTCGGTGAAAGCGAGCAGGGTGTCCGGGTCGGTGGCCGGATCTGCGGAAAGCTCTGCCGTCTTCTTGGCGACGGTATTAATGTGGCGCAGAATGGACTGACGCCGGACTTCATCTGCCCAAGCCGGGTTGAGGATTGAAGATCCGACCGCGGTGGTGATCTCGGAGATGTAAAAGGCCTCGACCGTGGACTTGCGTTCGCGCAAGCGCATGGTGACGGTCAGTTCGTCTGCGGCGACGTTTTCTTCCGCTAGGGAAAGGATCGCGGCGGAGATGTCTTGGTGCTTCGGTTCAAGGAAGTCGGAGGGGATCAGGTTCGGCGGAAAGGCGATGGAGTCTCGCAACAGTCCTCCGAGCAGAAACCTCTCGATGTCTACTGTTTGGTGGTTGGGCATGGGTTTATGGGAAAAGGTTCAGGAGACAATCACCGCCTACGGCGTTGTCCATAAGATTTGTCCGGCGGACCGAAATGATCGAGCATTCGGAGGCGACCGTTCGTGATGACGCGGAAGCGGCGCTTGATCAAGATCCCGGACGAGAGAGCTTTCTTCAGGTAGATGGTGGCTTGGCTGTTGGTCATGTTCCAACGGATCGCCCAGTCGTCTCGTTTCAGGAAACCGGGGTCAGGCCGGACTGCGGAGCTATTGATTTCGGCGATGACCGCGGCGAGGATCTTATCGGTGGCCCGGCGGTATGCCATGCGTGGGGCTTTCATACGCTCGGCTTGCCCTCCTTGGCGGCGTTCCAGATAACCAATGCTTTCATAAAGTTGCGGGCTTCTTTCTCGTCACCGCTTGACCATTCGTGAATGACTTCATCCCCGGCCTTGCGGAGCCGCTCGACCTCGGCCTTGAGGCGCGCGTTTTCCTGTTGCAGTCCACCGATGTAGTTGATGTCGTGAATGTTCATTTGCGTAATCCCTTCGGCGGCGTCCAGACGGTCAAGTCGGACTGCCAGAGCCAACGGTCACCGATACGGTGAATGATCCACGCTTTCCAATCGTCCCCGGAATACCACCCGGCAATGAAGCCGTTGTTCCAGCGCGCCGTCCCCAGATAGTTGGCGGCGTATTCCATGTCGTCGATACGACAAAGGCATGGAGCCATGTAGGCGGCGCCACCTCCGTGCTTGGGAAGGTTTACCTGATGCCCGGTGTGACCGTGTCCGCACATGAACAGGCCTCCCTCTTGGGCGTAGTGCATCCCGAGCTTGGTCAGGTTGCTACCGATCCCGTGGTGAGAGGAGATCGGCCCAAGGCGCAACAGGCCTAGCTTGCCGTGGTAAGGGAGGATCTTCTTTACCCCGGCCTTGCGAGCTTCCCGGTCGATGCGCGCTTCGAGGTCGGAGCAGTAATCACGCACGACTGCGGACGGATGAGATCTTGCCATGTTCGCGAGCCGATACTCATGGTTGCCTTTGTGGAAATATGTAGGCCGGAAACGACGGAGGAAGTCCACGCCAGCCTCGACATCTTCCTTCAAGCTCTCCGCCCCTTCCGTATCGGACATAGCTCCCTTGCGGAGCGAGCGCATGTCAAAGTGGTCACCTCCGGCGATGCGGATGTCCGGCTTGAAGTCGGCGCAATACGCATACAGGGCGGCGAGACTTTCCGGGTCGGCCATGTCCCCGTGGCTGTCGGAAGCGAATACGAACTTGGTGGGCTTACTCATTGGAGTCTGCCGTTTCCGGCGGAAAGAGGTTGTAGAGTTTCGTAGATCCGGGCGGGGCGGGGAAAGCCGAGCGCGCCGGGAAAGAGAGTCCGTAGGCGGAAACTTGCTCCGGGGTCATCTCCATCATCTCTGCGGTGTCCTTCAGGCCGATGCCAAGTCGGAAGGCTTCCCGGATCTGTACCGCCGGATCGTAAGGGATGGACTGACCGCGGTCTATTGCCGGGCCAGTCCTGTTGAAGGTCACGTCGTTTCTGGCGCACGACATCAGGAACAGGGCGCGCGAGACGGAGATCCCCAAGATGTCGCAACGCTCCTGTAGGTCGAGAGGACGCCGCGGAGAGTTGTCGCAGACCATTTCGGGGTCAGAGTCCAAGTTGCCGGGCCAAGCTCTTGCCTTCGGCGACGATGGCGTCCCGGCTGTCCGGCTTGAAGCCGTAGCTGACGTGGATCGGGGTGTTTCGGATGATGTCCCCGATGGACTTACCTTCTTCCTCGTTAGCGGCGTTCAGGCCTGTAGTGCCGATCTGGACGGTGATTACATCCCAGCCAAGATCTCCGAGGATGTATTTCACGATGCCTAGCTCGTTCATGTACCGCCAATCAGAACAGATGACCGTGAGATCTTCTCCGGGGTAAGCGGATGCCTCCCGGTTGCATTGGCGCGTGAAGGCGAGGGCGAAAACGTCCCGGTCGATAGAGCGCGCAAAAGATCCGGCGGCGACGAGGAAGTCACGATGCTTGACCTTGAAGGCCTCGTTGCGGAAAGTCCGGGAGGATCCGCTTCCGCCTAGGTCGAGCACTTGTAGATAGCAGTCACACGCTTGCTTGAGCATGTCTGCGAAGTTGAGCCGGACGACGGGCTTGTTCGCCCCTAGCTGGATGCCTTCCGCGAGGGTGTCCTTCCCGGCGCGAGCGTAACCTGTGATGAGGATGACTTTCTTCACGACGGGAAGGATCTCTCGGTGTTAGAACGGAACCTGTTCGTCCGCCCCGGAGGAGAAGGACTCGGGGATGTCTCCGGCGGTCTGCGCGCCATAGACGGACGCATCGACCGGGGAGATCTTCTTGAGCTTGTAGTTGTACTGCATCTTGCCGTTCCACTCCTTATCGGGCGTGACCTCGAGTTCGATGGTCGCCTTCTTGCCGAAGGCCGGGGAGACGTAGCGGATGAGGTTCTCGACGGTGATCGAGGTCGGAGCTTCCGGGGTGAAAGTCCCGGTCATCTTGCCGACGAGCATGGCGAGGCCTTTGCCGAACTCGACGGAGTAGTTCTTGGTGAGGCAGTTGCCGTCGCCGTCCACGAAGAACAGGCGGCAGGAGGCAAACCCCTTCTTGTTGACCTTGAAGCGTTCGAGCATCTTGTCGTCCTTGGGCTTGACGAGCTTGAGGACGAAGGTGCCGGACTTCTCGATGTTCTTGAGGGGCGGGAGGTCGTTGTTGGGAGGGTTCATGTGTGGTTCTGGTTGGTGGGAGATTGGTATGCTGAACGGGCCTAGCGACGCCATCAAGCAAATTGAATGGGAGTCGCCGGAGCGGTGGTCTTGGCGCCGATGTCGAGGACGCGGATCTCGGATCCGTAACCCGGCCACTCGTCAAGGGCGGCGCACGACTTGTAGGCCTTGAGACCTTCCTCGAAATCCATCGCGGCGTAGGTCATCAGCTCCGGGCCAAGCTCGTAGATCGCGAACTCATACGGGGCGTTCTTCTCCACGGCGATGAAGCGGAAACCCTTCAGGCGCTCACCGAAAGCGGCTTCGTATGCGAGGCGGTAGAAGTAAGCTTGGAGGTTGTAGCGGTAGGATCTTACGGAGTTGAGGAAACCCTTGGGGCTGGCATCCTCGGTCGTCTTGAGGTCGTAGAGGTAACCGTCATCACCTACGGCGTCGATAGCGGACTTGAGGGTCGTACCGCAATAGTCCACGCTGAACATGAACTCGGTCTTGGTGAAGGTCACGCCTAGGGACTTCTGGGCGCGCATGGCAGACTCGGCGACCTTGTGGCCCATGTCCCAGTCCTCCGTGGCGATGGAGATCTTCCCGGCGGAGGCCGTGACGAAGGCCTCGTAGGCGACCTTGCCTTCCTTGGTGCGGCGGTCGATGCCTTCCGGGATGAGGGCGAACCGATGGAGGACGGTTTCGGGTTCGAGGGCGAGCGCGTGGACGAACGAGCCGATCTTCAGCGCCTTGCTCTCCGTGCGCTCCGCGGTCAGCGAGGCCTTGTAATGGGCCGGGGACTTCAGAAGCTCCTTCATCCCGGAGCAGTTGATCGCAGTGGTGGCGTCGTAGTCGGCGCGCGTGTTGATGATGTTGGGCATGGTTTTGTTTTTGGTTTTTGGGTTGGTGGGAAAGTGTCAGAGATCCTCGTTGGTGTCTTGCGACAGGTTCTCGGCGGCGTGATCCGCGGAGTCGAGGGCGAGAGCGATTGCCTTCTCGCATTGGCTCAAGCTGTTCCGCATGACGCGGACAGATGCGTGGATCTTCTTGAGTCGGTCGTAGAGGGGTTTGAGATCCTCGACGTGGTTGACGTTCTGGTAGATCAAGTTGTTGATGACGCGACTGATCTCCTTCTGGCCGGACTGGATGTCGGAGAGGAGGTGGCGCGCGTCGTCTCCGACGATCTCGGTGTCGCAGTAATACTCGAGCGAGTTAAGCTGTTCGGAGATGGCGCTGACGTGCCGGGTGAGGCTGTCTTTGTTGGTCATGGTCGGGATGTTAGAAGCGGACTTCGTTAATGTAAAGGTCCGTCTTGATGAAGAAGCGGACGGAGACGGGAGGCCGGAGGGAGGCGATGTTGTCTCGCTTCCAGAGCGCCAGAGCTTCCGTGAAGTCAGCCATGCGCTTGGCCTTGACCTCGACGTAGGGGATGCTGTCCAAGAAAATGAACAGGGCATACGGCTCCGGGGTGGTCGCGTTGACCTTGAAGATCCCCAGCGGGATCGGTTTCGGTTTGGAGATCTTCTTCATACGGCATTAGGGTTAAAGCGACAGAACGACTGGCCGTGCTTGGCCCAGAACTCAACGCTATGGCCGGACACGCGGACCGCCTTCCGCTTCCACTTCCAAAGCTCCTCGGTGTATGAGTCGCGATCCCAGACTACAAACTCCGGGTTCTCCACGCGCCCGTCTATGACGAGGAATAGTGCGTGGCTCTCGCGAGGCATCTTGGAGGCCATGTGGGACATGGCAGTCGGAGGGTTGGCCGGGATCTCGGGCATGTCAGGCGCGCTTCTTGAAAAGCTTGGCGAGGGTTTCGTTAGCCCGGTCGAGATCCTCCCGGGTGTCCTGAAGCTCCTTACGGAGTCCTTGGACTTCCTCGAGGGTCATAAGCCACTTCGACTCGAAGGACTTGGCCTCGATGGAGAAGTAGTGGGAGGTGGCCGACACGCGCTCGACTTGCATCTCTGCGTGGTGGAGGCGGAGTCGGAGGTGAACTACCTCCTTCTCGAGATCCGTCTGGTCGTTGCGGCTCATATTAGTTGTCATCTCCTTCGTCGGGGATCCTGTCAAGGAAGTATTGGGCCTCATCTTTGACTTCTTCAAGATCTTCGTGGACTCTCATCAAGGCCTTACGAATGTCCTGCAATCTGAAGTTACAGATCTCATCGTAAGTGGCTTCGCTGTGACGACCTTCCTTACGCAAACTATGTGCGTCGGCGTCGTGTTGCATCTGCCTCCTGAAAGCACAGAAACAGGCGAGCTGAATTACATGACCGATCATGTCAAACCTTTCGTCTTCTCCGTTTAGGTTTTCGATCATGAGATCTAACTTGGAATTGTCTTTGTCAGAGTTTTCAAAGGACGTAAGGATCGACTCAAGCCATTCGATCTTTTCCTGCTTCTGCCGAAGCTTTTCCTGCAACTGCATCACCACTTCGTTGAGCGCGGTGAAGGCCTTTACTTCGTCTTCGTTGCTCATTTGGAGATGGCCTTGAGGAAGGCGGTCTGGTTTTCGGAGATGGTCATCTGGTACTGGTTGCCCAGAGTATCCAGCGGCGCGCCAGCCGGGAGCCAGCCCTTCGAGTTCAGGTAGTCGATGGCCTTCTGGACCTTGTCCGACGGGATGAAGCTCCACCACACATCCGGGTTGGAGCGAGCAGGGGAAGGACGCGAGGCCGGAGTGGAGGCCTTGGCGCCGTCATCGTCGATGTCGGTTGAGATCCCGCATGCCGTTTGGAGCGACTGACGACGGAGATAAGTAATGGCCGACCCTAGCTTCTGTGCGTCGCCCGGGGCGATGAAGGAAAGCGTTCCGCTGTCGTGCGTCTCGCCGGAGTCGTGGAGGAAGGTCGTCGTGACCCTCACCTGACCCTCCGCGGAGGAGAGCGACTGGTGGACGGCGAGGTTATGCTCCCGGGCGACCGCCTTGACGGTGTCGAGGATCTCCGAGAGCGAAGCGTACTTGCTCTTGAAGGCCGGGTTCACGCGGTCAGCGGCGACGTTACCGATGGCGTTGAGGAAGGCGACGAGATCCTGTCGCGCGGTTTTGTTTTCTTTGGGCATGGTGTTGTTTGTGTGGGGGTGAAAAATCAAAGTCCGATCCTCTTGTAGCAATCGAGAAACTCGAGCCACCCGGAGATGAACAGCTTGGCGTCTCTCTTGGTTTTAAAGGAATGCTCGGAGTCAATCAAGCACTTCGGTTGCCGATCCGGGTTGGTGTAAATCGTGACGATCCAATCTTTCTTTCGCTTCACGGGTTCGAGGGTGATGCTGAATGTGTTCATTTTTGTAGGGGTGAAATTAGTTGACGGCGTTACGGAGTCCGGCGTCCAGAAGGAGCAGGGCGTCGGCAGTAGCGAGAGTGACCGGGAGATCCGGGAACAGTTCAGCGGCGCGCGCCTTCAGCTTGTTCTTCCATTGCGTCGTGGTCAGATCTCCCTTCGTCCCGACCGGGTGGGCCTTCTGCCAGACGGGAGGGCGGACGGTGCGGATCTTGAAACCCAGCGCGCATGAAGCTCCGTAACACACGCCGTAGTTGAGCATAAGCTTTCCGATGGCGGAACCGGGGATGTTCCTCCCGGCGAAGAGGGGCGGCAGTTCGATGAAGATCTCCACGACGCGCGAACACTTCTCCAGCTTGGCGAGAAGGTCACAGACGTCGAAGTCCGTCGGAGGCATCCTCATAGCGGTCACCTTTCCGTTGAGCTTCCAAGCGACACCTCCGTTTACGCCGGGGTCGATTGCGATGGTCAGGATGTCATTCATTTGCGAGCTGTTGTTTCAGGTTCGCGATCTCTTTACGCAAGGTCAAGCAAGATCCTTGGGCAAGATCCGCCCGGGTGAGCGCGCGCTCGCGTTCGACGTAGAGGCGACCGACCGCGGAATAGTGAAGGTGGCCTTGAGCCGGGTCGGTGAAGATCTTCAGCATGACCGCCCGGAGATCTCGGCTGGCTTCCTCGGCGCAGATCTTGTGCC